CGCCAACCGGGGTGATCGGTGCGGGCGCTTTGGAAACTTGTTTCGGGGGAGTGGCTTGAGCGACCTTCGCCTCTAGGCGGGCCAGTTCAAGCGCCATGCGCAACGGTGGGAGGGAAAGAACGCGCTCGGCGGCTTCGGGGTCTTGACCCAAGGCATGCAGCACCTTGTGGCCGTTATCCATCGCCGTGACGGCTTCCAGGAACTCAGCAGGAGCACCGCCAAGCATCTTGAAAGTGCGCAGCGACGAATCCCAATCAGCAGAGAATTCCTTTTTGCCTGCGTCGAATACGCTGTTGCAGGCTTCGTCGAACTTCTCTTGTTGGATCAGCCGCTTTGCTTCCGCGCGGATCTGGTCTGGCGTCATCTGCTGGCCGGGCTGGTGCTCGGTCTGCGGCTGAAGCTGTCGCAGTTGCGCTTCGAGTGCTTCGCGCTGTCGCTTTTCCTCGTGTTTCTCACGCGTTAGCTGGTCGATTCGCCGTTGGACCCAATCACTCTTGGGTTTTTCCTGCTGCGGCTGCTCGGCTGCTTGCGTGCTTTGCTCGGCGCCCGGTTCCGTGCTGACTTCTGCGGGCTGTTGCGCCTGTTCCTGCTCCGTAGGCGTGACGTTTTCAAGCTGTGATGCGTTGTCTTCGATTTGCATGGACTGAGCCAAGGATTGAGCCCGGTGATGCCGCGCCGGTACGGTGGTTAATGCGAATTCGGTTTAGCGCTGGCCGCCGATGATGTATTGCTCAGCCGCCGGCACGATTGCGCCAGCCGTCGTGTTCACGAACTGGATCGCCAGCGTGTTCGCCGCGGACACACGCACGTTGCCGATGCTCAGACCGACCTGATGCGATGCCTTGTTGATGTCGATCGAGTCGCCGAGCTGCAAGCCTGGCACGGCGAACGTCTGCTCTGCGCTGGTGTTGGCGCCGACCGATGCCGGCGTGAGCGTCTGGCGGATGATGAACAGCGTGCTTACCGGCGTCTGGTTCGAGCCGTCCTGCAAAATTCCGATGTAGCCGGGCATTCTTGTTCCTTATTGAGCGGGCAAAGAAAAACCCGCACTAGGCGGGCTCGGTTGTTGTTGCATCTGCTGCATGGGGTCAGGCGGTGGAGCGCCGCCATCTGGCGCGCCGGTCTGCATCATCTGCATGACGACTTGCGTTGCAACATGCGCGATCACCTGCGGGTCGATCTCGGGCAGCGCAGCAATGCGCCGGGTTTCGGCGTCGTATGCTTTGATGTTCGTTTCCTGCTGATCCTGTCCCTGCTGCGCCTCTTGAAGCTGCTGCGACAGGTGCTCGATCATCTGGCCCATGTGCGCCATCTTCTGCTGCATGTCCTGCTCTTGCGGGCTCGGACCTTCGCCCAAGATCGCAGGCGGGATCGTGCGATGCAGACGTTCTGCCACTTCCTCGGCCATCGGGAAGTCAGCAGCCTTGAACAGCAGGTCGCCGGCAACCTTCATGAGCTCCTGATCCTGGCCCATGATCTGAGTCAGCGCGTTGAATGCTTCCTGACGGCGCGTTTCGTAGTTCGGGCCGACCTCGACAGTCACGTCGTAACGCCCGATGCCGGGGTTGAAGATCAGTTGCACGTCTGAGCCGCGCTCCTTCTCAGGCGGCGCCGGCTGGCCGTCAGGCGTACCGACCGGATGCGGCTGGTCCGGATCGAACTGCGCGAACGTCTCTGTGCCGTCCTCGCCGATGATGCGAATCACTCGCGCCGTGTCGTAAATCTTCGGGATCAGGTCAATCAGCACGCGTCCAGTGAAGCGAATGGCGCGCGCAACGTTGTCAATAAAGTGATACGTCGCACGATCGCCCTGCCGCTGGCGCGCCTGGATCGCCACGCCTGCTTGCGCGTTCGACTGCTGGCCGAACTGCTCCTGATACTGGCCCGACGCCATCATCAGTTCCTGCTGCGCCGTTTGCATGCCTTGCAGGTACGCAGAAGCGCCTACAGGAGGCTGCTCGCGCTGCGGACGCTCAATGGGCTGCCCGTCCTCTCGCAGCCCGTTGTAGGGCAGATACGGCAGGTTGTCCTTGTTCGCGTTCGCCCACTCGGATTCGAATCCCTCGAATGCTTCGACGGGGCCGACGAAAGGCGTCTTCGTCTGAAGCGCGATGTACTCGACCTGTGCGCTGCTCATGTAGTTATACATGCGCTGCGCGTCTTTCATGCTGCGCGTGTGACCCTTGCGCTCGATCTTGCCGTCGATGACGATCTCTTCGCCGATCACGCGCACGATCGGGACATAACGCCCCGCCCACGGCTTTTCGTCGATGACCGTATCGCCAGCGATCAGATACCAGGTGATCTGCGGCGAGCTCACCGGGCGCTTCTGCACGCTCGGATCGTTCTCAATGACCTTGCGCTCTGCCGGATCTTGCACGTCTGACAGCATCATCGGGCCGTTGACCGGATGATTGATGAGCGTGTCAGTCTTCGTCGTCTTGCGGAAGTACTCGCAGACGCGGATCTTGTCCTTCGACAGCCAGGCGCTGCCGGTCGTGTCGTCACCAAACGCCACGCTGCGCGCTTCCTCGCCCGGATAGGTCGCCTCGAACTCAGTCTTCGACATGTCTTCGAAGACAAAGCCGTACTTGGCATCCGAGCCGTCGGCCGACTCGATGTCGCAGTCGAGATAGACCGTCAGCGGGTTCTTGACGCGGCGCAGGAATATCTCTTGGTCAAAAGAGCCGTCGTGCGCGTACTCACACACCACACGCCAATACCCGATGCCGGCCTGTACAGCAAACTCCGTCGCCGTGTCGTAGACGATCTCGGCGTGCGAGTTGTACTCGATATGACGAACAATCCCGTCAAGAATCTTCGCGATTTCAATATCAGCGTCACCGTCGACCGGCAGCGTCTTGACCGACGGCTTGTTCTGTTTCGCATCGTTGATGATCTGCAGATTGTGCTGGCGCGTCTTGTTGATCGTCAGGCAGGGACGGCTGTCGCCATCGCGCGCATTGCGGATCTGGTCGGGCCATTGCCAGCCGTTGTCACTGTCGCCATTGGCAAACTTCAGATCTTCGACGAAGCGCTTGCGGAACTCGCTTTCGTGTTCCTCGCAGCGTGCGAAACGCTCTTTCGCCTCAGCGACAATCTTTGCCTTCGGGTCTTCCTGCTTTTTGCGTGCCATTTATGCGAGCCAGCCGCCAGCACCGACAATCGTGCGACGGACAATAGGTTTCTGTGGTTTCGGAGCCTTGCCGGCGCGTCGTGCGCCCTCGCAGGCGTATCGCAGCGCGTCGATGACGTGGTTGTCCTTGTCTTCGAGCATCGGCAGGATGGCGCCCGTCAGCGGGTCTTCCTTGTACTTGTAGAGCGTGAGCTCGTCGATCAGGTGCTTGCAGCGCGGATGAACGATGATGTCGAACGACTTCAGGAACTCGACGCCCTCTTCCAGCGATTTCGCGCCCTTAATGGCCGGCCGGATCTTCGGAAAGCCGTTCTTCTGCATGTGGCTGATCGTCTCGGGTCGCGCTGAGTCAGCCGTGATCGGCCACTTCTCTGCGTCAGGCACGCCCATGAACAGTTCCGGCAAGTTCACGATCTCGCAGCCGACCATGTACGCCTCATAATCGACGTACAGCAGGTTCCCTTCGATGTCGCAGCGGATCAGCACGCTTGGATCGACAGAGAAGCCCCAATCCGCGCCGAGCCGGTGAATCGTTCCTGCCGGCCGTTCGAATTCCTCGATACGCCAGTTCTTGAATACGCGCGCTTCGCTGTTCTGCTGGTATGCGCCAAGCCAGATGTGAGCGTATTTGTCCGGGTCGCGCCGCTTGTCGTACTCCATTTCAATGCGCAGCTCGTCAGGCAGCCACGGATTGTCCATGTAGTTCGCCTCGACCACGACAGCGCCAGGCGGCGGTTCGTCGCCCCGCAGCAGCGCATCCACCGGGTCTGTCGACTCGCGCGGGTTCCATGAGAACCAAAGCTCCGACCCTGGCTTGCGGATCGTCGGGCGCAGCAGGTCAAGCGATCGCTGGCTCAGGCTCTGCGCTTCTTCCACCCATGCGATGTCGAAGCCTTCCAGCGACTTGATCGACTCCGCGGTATGGTTCTGCATGCCCTGAAACATAATCAGGCCGCCATGCGTCGACTTGATCTGCGCGTCTTGCACGTCGAAGTAGGCGCCGGCATTGAGCGCGGCAATCTTCCCTTCGAGCAGCTTCTTGACCGACTGCTTGAGCGACTTCTGAACCTCACGCACGCACACCGCATCGGTCTTTTCCATCACCGAGCGCTCAATCAACATCTCGCCGAAGAAGTGCGATTTACCCGAGCCCCGCCCGCCGTGCCCGCCCTTGTAGCGCGCGGGATCAAGCAGCGGGACGAATACCTTAGGCGTTTGAATTTGGAGGATTGACAATTACGCGCTCGATCTTGGTTATGGCGATCGGGTCGCCGTCCTTGCCGGACATCTCAACCGCCTGCGTGGACTTGCCATAGCCGCGGTCAAGCAACTCTTTCGCCGCCGCGATCCGAGCCGAGTCGTTCTCGCTCGTCGTCAGGATCGTGGCAAGCATCGCTATCGCTTCCGGCGCGTGGTTCTGTGCCAACGCCCGTATGTCTGCCGTGATCTTGTTCGGCGTGCCCCTGACCCGGCCGCCGGTTTTCACACCTTTAGCCATGTGTCTAATTCCGTCTAAATCAATCTACTTTTGAGGGTGCGCGCTCACGCCCTGTCTGTGTTCTGCGTAGCTGACCTACGCGGAGCGGAGCGCGCGAAAGAGGGTTGCCGCACCCGGCGCGACCAGAGTTCCCTTGCGGGCGGAGTGATCGCTTCCTCGACCTGTGCGGCTGACACTGTTGTCCCACCTGTGCCTGGGGTGATGTCTTAGTGCGCTGCCCTGCCGCGCGCCATGATCTTGGCTGCGGCCTCGAACAGGTCGATCAGTTGGTCATCTTCGTAACAGTCCGTGCGGGCTGCTATCTGCTTCGCCGCGTCCTCGCCCATGTCGATCGCGCCTGTTGCGTACATGTGGCTCATTGCGACCGCCAGCGCGTCGCAGAGCGTGTCGATGTCGGCGTGAGGGTCGATGCGACTCATGCCATCCTCTGTCCGCGGAAATACGCCTTGCCGTCATCCCGCACCGAGCAGAACTCAGGCATCAGCAATTCGCCATCGCGCCACGTCAGCACCGCAAAGCCGCTCTGCCAGTTCGCATTGCGCCCGGTCAGGTAGTGGAACTCGTCTTGCTCGGGATCGGCCAGCATGCCTGTCTCGATGCCGTAGCGCAGTTTCCCAAACCCGCGGAACTGGACGCATTGCAGGCGGTGCGTGTGGCCGGTGATGATGTGATAGCCGGCGCCCTTCACCACGTTGTTGTAGGCGGCATGCATCCCATTGGCGACGCTGTGGATAATCACAGTGTCGGCGTTCACGTCGATGCGATAGCTGTCTTTCCACGCCGGCAGATGGTCGGCCAGCGCAAAGCCTGCGATGCCCTCGTATTCCGGTGCGGCGTGAGCCAGGCGGCTGTCGAACCGGATGTCGTGGTTGCCGATCGTGCGAAGCAGCTTCATGCCTCGCGCGGCGCCCTCGATGTCGCTTAAGCGCTCGCGGACGGCTTCGAGCTCGTCCTTGACGCTGTACGTCTTCTGCCAGCCGATGCGCGCGTGCTTGCTGATACGGGCGCCGTCGAGCAAGTCGCCATTCAGAACGACGGCCTTAACGTCGCCGGCATGTTCCGCGATCACGTTGCAGAACGCCTTGTGCGCGGTCGTGATGAGCTTCGGCGAGTAGTGAGCGTCGGAGCCGATGACGATCGAGCCATTGCGGATCGCCAGCGTGTTGATGACCTTGTTCTCAGCGATCGTCAGCTCGACGTCACGCTTTGCCTTCAGGCGGTCGCGGAACGTGCTTTCTGCGATGCCGTGCGCCCGAGCTGCTGCGCGAATGCTGCCGTGTGTGTCGACGGCCTTCTGAAAGTCGATCAAGCAGCCTCCAATGACTGAGCGCCCGCAATGCGGTTCGTCGCAATAGCGAAGTAGCTGGGATCGCGCTCGATGCCGATGAACTTGCGGCCGGTGTTGGCGCATGCGACGCCGGTTGTGCCGCTACCCATGCAGTTATCAAGCACCGTGTCGGCTTCGTTCGTGTAGGTCCGAATGAGGTATTCCATCAGAGCGACGGGCTTTTGCGTAGGGTGGACCGTGTTCGTTTCGCTCGCAAATTCGAGAACGCTTTTTGGGTATCCCTTGCCACTCTTTGCGACGCCGGGCGCCCGATTTCCCGTTATATGATCCGCATTGCGCGAATTGCTGTACTCACGAAGCCCTGCGTCCTCTACGCCATGCGGGTTATATGTGCCCGCGAAATACTGAGCCGCGATCTTGAAGCGCCCAAAAACAAGAATGTCCTCGTGCGCATTTAGCGGCTTCGTCTTTGCTTGCATAAAGCCAGTCGCTTTATTCTTGCGCCACACGAGAGAATATTTGAATTCGTCGAAATTAGACGCGATAAGTCGAGTAGTGAAAGGCTGTGCGGCCGTGAGCACAATCGCCGCGTTCGGCTTTGCTATGCGCCGGTACTGCGCCCATAGCGCATCGAACGGAATCACCGAATCCCACTTGCAAGCCGTCGTGCCGTAGGGCAAATCGCACAGGATCAGATCGACCGACTTATCAGCGATCGTCTGCATTACTTCCAGGCAATCGCCAAGTTTTAAGTCAATCAAGCGCTACCCCCTGTCTTGTTCCGGATTACCGGCACGGCGTTACCCGGCGTTTGCAGGTAGTCGGCGAATGCCTTCTCTCGATCAGCAATCATTGCGTCAGCGATCCTCGCCACTTTGGCAAGGTGCATGTCGTCAGCCAGATCGGCGTGCGGATCACGCCTGCTTTCAAGCCCGCGGTCGTACTCAGCGGCGCACATGACGATCGCCAGCACCACGCATGCGAACAGCACGACGAACAGAATGCTCACGATCATCTGACCCTCCAAAGTATCTTTTTCCGATTCGCTTATGGGGCACGCTTCACGCTTTGTATCCGCGTTCTCGCGTACTTGCGCAAAGTGCTTGCTAAAACATCGCTTTATTAGTATCGTTTCGCCATGCACTCTCACCTACGGAGAAAACCATGAACCAAGCCGACATCAACTACTGGTTACACGAAGCGCCCGACGCCAAGATCGAAGCCGCCATTGACGCGGCCGAGCAGCGCGACGAACTGATCGCACAGAAGCGTGACGAGCTGATCGAGCAGCGCATCGAAGCTATGTCCGACGACGACATCATTTGTGCGCTTCAGAGCAACATCGCGAAATACTTCCTGACGCAGATCCGCGAAGCGCTCAAGGAGCGGAACACGATGCGCTCATACGCGATCCTGTCGAATCTCGTCGATATCTGGATTCGCATCGACAGCCAGGAGGAAGCCGTTAAATGGATGGAGCGACTAGAGAGCCCCAATCACCCATGCCACTGATCGACAAGCCCGCCATGCGCGGGCTTTTT